GTCCTGGAGTGCATGGCTCAGTGTTCAGTTCTGGCGAATGATAGCAGCCGTCCCGTTGATCGTGTAGATAAACCGCTTCGTCGCGGGAGACTGCTGTCCCACTCGCACCATGTTGGTGTTGCAAATAGCCGGCACCAGATAGTGAGTTCCATTCATGTTGACCACAGCCATTACGATCTGCTCGTTAATGGATCTTCTCACACTCTCCGTCTTGGCATAGGCGCTGGGCTTGTCAACCCCGCGCACCCGTATCTGTAGTCCGTAGTGCAGCCAGGTTTCTCCATCTACCATGCTGCGCCCATCAGACTTGGGAGTCGTGTCATAGACGGTGATGACCTCATCTGGACTGGTGGGCTCCTTGTCTTCATAGACCGGCCAATCCGGTAGAGGATCGACGTCAGGGTCACCCCCAACGCCAAGGTTGATCAGAAGCTGACGGACAATGTCAGCCGGTGAATGAAGCAGTGGTAGAGACATCGATCATTCTCATGGGGTCTGGATAAGAGTGGTCTTCACCTTCACCTTGAGCCACATGACCGTGTTATCTACTAGAGTGAGCTTGTATTCAAGTAGGAACCAGGCGCCTTCCAGACCGGTTCCAACGTAGGAGTCATAGGCTGGCACCACATCGTGTCGGAAGTTATAGCCAAAGTTGTCCTTGTTCCAGCCCGTCATGACCAGCGAGTCAAAGATGTTGACGGTAGGTGATAAGGCTGGATCAGGTAGAACCGGGGTTCCGGCTGGGTTATCTTTGTCTATTCCCAGATCAAACACCTTGCAAGTGATAGTTGAAACATCAGCTTGCTTGAGACAGAAGCCTTCACCACGAATCACCTCACCACCGCTGCCACTGAGGCTCGTGAGACGCGCCAGAACAGAGAAGTTTCCCTTCTCGTTTACCACACCATACCAGATGCCGGCAGCACCGCGCTCACGCTGGTTGTACTGGCTCATTCGTAGACCTCTGCCACAACCACTCCTGGCACATAGACCTCAGCCTGGGTTGCCTCCGAGATATAGATGTCTGCCTGGACGATGCCTGGAACGTAGACCATTGCCACAGCTACCTTGCCTGGAGGCATGACTACGATAATCAGCGGCTCCAAACTGAATGGGGGCGATAGGGTCAGAACGTCCAGAACATCAATCACATGGCGCCTCCAATGTCGTCCACACTGGCATTGCTTATGTAGGTTTCCTGCATCGCTACCGTAGTGTTGTCACCCAAATAGGTAGTGATAATCCCGGAGACCTTGTCCTTCACCCGGCGCCGCAGAAATACCCGCCGACACAGGGCGAATATCATGCTCAGGATGCCTGTAGGCTGTCCTGTAATCTCTGTCGGCACTGTGAACTTGGCGTCGGTCAGGGCACTGTCAGCAATGGTCATCTGGTTGACAGCGCCGGCTGTGAGGGCCACCGTTGTCATGCTCATGTCAACCGAGGCACCGGCGTTGATGACGTTGCTCCAGTCAATTCCCACATAACCTGGAACTCCAGCACTATCAGAGCCCTGGAACTGCCAGACATCAGCCCGCACCCCAACGCCCTGGATATTCCCGCTCATGCCGATGACACTGCCGTTGACATTGCCAGTGACCGTGACAACCGAGCCTATACTGGTAGCAGACAGGTTGTTGAACGTTGTCTTGTTGGCAACCTGTGCCCAATCAATACCGACCGAACCAGCCTGACCAACGCTGTTGGTTCCCCGGATCTGCCTCATATCAGACTGGACGCCAACGGCTGAAATCACGCTGGCACCTCCGCCCAGCACCTTCCCCTGAACATCCCCGGTTACGGTAGTCACCGTCGTGACCGCTGGGATAGTCACCCCTGTCTGAGTGGCCTGGAGCAGCACCTTGCCACCGCTGTTGGAAATGGCTGCCGTGCCCGTACCATCCACCAGGAGGGCTCCTGGGTTTCCAGTAGCCACGTTGGGAATAGCCCCCAGACCGTAGTTTGTCCCATTGGTGGGATTGGCAGCCGTGAACAGCAGGGTCTTCTCCACGGGCACGTCGCCGCTGGCCGTCATCATAAACGAGGCGAAGTTGGTGTTGGTCTCGGCCTGGGTCATGGTGTACCAGTATTGTCCGTTGCCCAGATTGGTGATGCTGCCGGCACCGGACGCCTGAGCCGCACCCGCCTTGGATACGAACACCGAGACGGTGGCGGAGGCATCGGCCGCCCCGCTGGTGGTCACCATCGCAAAGCCGAATCCCTGGCTGGCCACGTTCTTCTGGTACACGGCTCTGGCCCTCGCTCAGTAGATCCCGCAGCCCAGGACAGGCGTGGACACCCTGGTCCCATGCCCCGCTGCGCCGTAGGTGTAGCCGCCCGCGTCCGTGCCGCTGGCACTATCCACGTTGGTGACCACCACATTGACGGTCGCGGCGGCATGAGCGGGAGTGTGACAGGTGATGGTGGTAGCATTGACCACGACAACGCTGGTGGCCGCCACACCACCAAAGGTCACCGTGCAGCTGTCGGAAAAGCCGGTGCCCGTGATGGTGACCGACGTGCCGCCGCCGGTGCTGCCCGTGTTAGGACTGCACGAGGTCGGGTTGGGAGTGGCCAGGCTGATGGTGACCTTGGCGTAACCGTTCCCTCCGGGAACGGCATTCCCGCCGCCTGGGCCACCGCCACCGCCACCACCTCCTGCGTCGTTACCATTATTTCCCGGGCTACCACTCAGACCACCGGCACCTCCATCGCCTCCTTCTGGTCCGCCACCAAAGCCACCCGGCCCAGAAGGATCACCGTCCTGGCCTGGTCCTGCTGAGCCGGCCCCACCACCGCCACCAGCCGCGTTGCCCGAGGCGCTGCCCCCGGTGCCACCCGTGAAGCCGCTGCTATCCTTTGCCCCGCCAAAACCGCCAGTTCCTCCACTGGCTCCGCCGCCGCCATGTCCAGTCTGGGCTCCTCCCGTCCAGGTCGTATCGCCGCCGTCACCGCCAGGACTACCGCCAGGCCCAGTCCCCGGGGCACCGCCGGCACCAAGGATAAACGTATAGGTGGTTCCAGGCGAGATACTCGGCGTGGCCACAGAGCTGCCGCCACCCCCACCCCCTCCGCCACCGAAGCCGGAGCCACCATCCGAATCACTACCACCGCCAGCCCCGATCAGCACAATACTGGCCGTGGCCGGGCAGCCAACGGTCGGTGTGGTAAGGGTGTTCGGTCCCGGGGTGGTGAAGATATAAGTCGGCATGATACCTCACAATCAGGGTAGTGGTCACCCTACCCTCACGAACCCACTATCCATTAGCTCACCTGTATCCGTTGGCACCAGCTCCTTGCTGGCCTCTAACAGATAGGCTCCAGCCTTATAGAGCGCCTTCGCTATGAGATCTCCAGACTTTAGAGAGTCGCGAACGATGGTAGCCATGTCGTCTCTTAGTCTACGGCTGGGATCTTCAAGATACTTCGCCTGCTCCTGTGGACGCCTTGGAACATCCCTGCCCGCTGCGAAATCCTTCTCATGCGCCGCATTGTAGGCTGCTCCGTGAAGAGCCTCCAGATCTTCATGAACGAAGGCCGCATGAGGTGCTGAATAGCCCACGTTTACCGAGATGTCATCCCAGGCTTTCGCTTCCTTGATCTTCTGCTTCATCTTCGCTATGAGTTTGTCAAGACCAACCACGACCTCAGCCATTGTTCATGCTCCAGAAGGAGGTAGGGTGTCCCGGTAGCGAGTGGCACTGACCGAGTGGGTAACTCGGCGCCCCTTGATGTCCGGTGTCCCATCGTACTTGGTCACCACCATCAGGGGTCCCTGGTCTCCGTTGTAGGTGTAAGGATCCTTGGTATCACCTGGAAAGTCACTGAGCTTCCCAAGCCACATCAGGCTCCCGTTGACCACCCGCCGGTCAGTCAGGATCTGAGCACTGACGCTGATGGTGTTGTCGTCGCGCCCTTGAGACTCACTTCGGCTGTCGTTCCATCGTACCTGTATCTCAACCGGAGTGTCCGACACTTTCGGCTGCCCATAGCGGTCGTAGCCCTTGATGGGCCATAGAACCGCTTTCTGACTCAGGCTGGCTAGCTCTGGTCCAGGCATTACTTCTTCCTTGGCCTGGCGCCGGCACCCTTGTCATCCTCTTCCTTGGGCGCATGAGTAGGAGCGTGGGTAGGCGCATGAGTAGGAGCACGAGGGTGGGGCGAGCTGGTCGGCTCCTCCATCCTGGAAGACTTCCCCTCCTTGGAAGAGGTCTCAGAGGGAGGAGCCTCAACCGGTCTCGTAACGTCAACCGTAACGACCGGCTTGCCACCGAGCTTCAGACGGTCACCCGCTTCAACCTCATCGATGGTGACCGGCTTCCCGTTGAGGGTCACCACGGCATTTGGGTCCAGGGTGTACTTTTGAGGAGTCCCATCGTTGTGTGTGATGTAGATGGTATCCCCAACGATCTCTTTGAATGTTCCAAACATGCTACCTCACCTCCTAGGGAGGATCCAAACCAAACTGTATTGACGGACACATGCTGAGTGAGAACCCAATCGCCGTCTGGCGGTTGAGAATGGCAGCCAGCGCACCAGACCAGTCCATGTTGATGGCCATATCCTTATAGCGCTCAGCCTCCTTGCCTGCCACGAAGCTGCCGCTGGCACCCCCGGCACTCTTGCTCGTATAGAGCGGGTCGTACTTCGTGTAGTAGTGGCAGGCCAGAATCCGTTCTATGAACTCCAGCTCTGTATCCAGGAGGGTGCGCCCCTTGTTGATGGCGTCGGTTTGTGCCCGGTCCGTGGTTACCGAGGCCATGTTGATCCACTGCTGTAGATCAGTACGAGCATCCCAGTTGTCACCGAGCGCCGACTCAACAGCTGTAATACTGGTGCGCTGGGACATGGAACTCTCCAGGGTTCAGTTGTTTTCCCTTCTCAACCACGAGTAGATCTGAGAGGGAAGACGATGTCACTGGGCCTTGTGGTAGGCGGTTGCGACCTCGCGCAAGACGCTATTCCTGTCTTTCAGATTACACTTGTTGCTCAGCTGAATGCCCTCTGCCTTGGCGAAGTCCTTCAGCTCATCGAGCGTCATGCCGTTGATGGCCTCCAGGTCGGTACTCAGGTTGCGAGTGGCCGCTGCCGCTGCCTCGCGCGCCGCAGTATTCGCGACGTTTGGCTTTGTCTCGCCCAGGACGCCGGCATTGGGACGCAGAGCACCCGTTCCCTCTGGCGCCGGTGCTGGCGCTGAGCTTGAAGGTGAGGCTGAGGACTTCAGCTCGGCATCGCTTTTCTTCTCGAGCGCCCGCATTCTCTCGATGAACTGCTCCGGCGTCTCCTTGGTCGCGTCGTAGACGAAGCAGTGGGAAGGCAGATGGCTCTGGGCCATTACAGGATCCACGCTCAGCCGCTCGAACTTTATCGAGGCGGGAGGCTGGTTGAACTTCTTGTCCAGCGGGATACGCGTCTTGATGATGTTCCCCGCATGCCGGTTTGGATCGAAGGACCAGCGCCGGATGTTGCCGTCCAGGTCCTCGCCGATGTGGTCTCCAGCAACGAGCCGGAAGGTGAGGATTTCCTGTTCCTGTGTCGGTACAGGTGAGGCTACTGCTACCATGTGAATGCTCCTATTTCTCTCGGGCGAACGCTGCTTGATTGGCTCTGAGCCACCGCATGAGGTGCTCCAGATAGATCTCGGTGGCCTTGTCTCTGGTCATCAGTCCCCAGGCCACCATCTCCAGGACTTCAACACGCACTGACTCACAGAGACCGTCTACACCTGTAAGGACTATGCCTTCACTACTCTCATCCACTTGAGGGCAGTCCATAACACAGACGGTCTCCATGTTGGACTCCTGCTGCGCCGAGCACGAAGGGCCCGGACCCGAGCCCCTTGCTCATCGTCAGCCGCCGACACTGCAACTGCCGCCGATGCAGCCGCCACCAAAGCTGCTCGGGAAGCCGCCGGAGAACGTGGACGGCCGTGAGGACCAGCCGCCGTTGCCGCCCCAGCCGCCGTTGAAGGGCACTCCAGAAGAGTAGCTTGGCAGCTGATAGTTGAAAGACGGGGAGAAGTTGAAAGACGACGGGAAGCCGTTGCCTCCGTTCTGCGGCCAGCTGTAGCCGTTGCTCTGCGGGATAGAGTAGCTAGCTTGCTGAGGCCAGCCGCCACCACCCGAGAAGCCACCCCACGAGGGACCATACCAGCCACCCCATGAGGGACCACCCCAGCTGAAGCCGCCCCACGAGGGAGCCCAACCGCCAAAGACCACCGGAGCCGACCAGCCGCCCCATCCCCAAGGCCACGAGAAGTTGCCACGGACCCGGACCCTGAACTGAGAGCCGCCACCGCCGAAGCACACCCGGTAGGTGTCGCTGTCGCCCTGGAACTGCTCAGCCGGCACCTCGTAGAGAGGCTGTTGAGGCATCATGTATTGCTGAGGCACCCCATACTGTTGAGTAGTGGAAGGGGGATAGATGGGATGGGCTGGTCGCGGATGGTAAGGGCAGTCTGGGCACTGACAGTTTGGTCCGCAGGTGCAGGGTCTACCAGCCCAGCAGCCACAGCCCCCGGCAGAACATCCACCCGGTGAGCAACCGCAGCCGGTGCTTGCTGGATAGCTGTAGCTCATTCCTCCACTTGTCGGGTAGAAGTAGCTACTCTGCTGGTAGGGAATCACGGGCTGAGGATAGCCATAAGCCGGAGCCCCATAGATTGTTGGAAAGGGCTGCGCCGGATACATCCTTGCATCGGGCTGCACGGGTTGCGAGTAGCCGTAGGGCTGATAAGGAGCGTTGTAGCGGCTGTCCATCAACTCACGAGCGACCGGGTAGGGTTCCTGCATCATGGCAGGGTAGCCATAACCGTTTGGCATGGGGTAACCGACCTGGACCCCAGACACGGCCGGATAGCCGCCCTGCATCGCCCGGATCTGCTCCAGGGTGAGTACCGGGTGACCGTAGATGCTCCTTAATCCCGGCGGAGCGTAGACCACCCGTGGCAGCGGTCCGTACTCCTCCCGCCACGGCTGACTCCAGTGAATGCTGGCACCTCCGTTCACCAGTGGGACCCCATACTGTGGAGCATAGGCCGGCTGAGCATACTGAGGAATGGTCTGCATGGCCGGCATCAGTTGCGGGACCAGCTGTGGGATGGGCTGACCGTAAGGAATGCTCTGTTCCGTGACGTAAGGGCGACCGTTCAGCGGGATACCCTGAACCTTGAGCGTGGTCGAGGCCGGTATCTGCGCTGCCGGCGGCGAAGCTAACACCTTGCTGATCGCGGTGCGGACGGCTTCCTGGGCTTGCTGGTCATAGTAGCTGGACTGGGCGCAGAGCCAGCACGGGCAGACGAGAACCAGAATCATTGAGCCAATGAAACTCTTCATGGCAACCTCCAAGAAAGGGGGAGAAGCACAGAGCGCTATGGTTAGCTTACACGGCGGCGCCCCGAATAGCCAGCTTGATGAGCATCACGAAACCCCAAACGGTCAGGACGATAGAGAGTATGACGCCAAGGGTAACCAGCGCCCGTTGACCACCCTGGTCTTCTTTGTGAGTGAACCGGAGCCACTCCTTGTTCCTACTCATGGAAGAGCCTCCAGGTAGCGCAGCTTGGAAAGAGCCTGGTTCATAGTGAGCAGCATCATGTCGTAACCCTTGAGCCACTTGGCCGAGATCACGAACCGGATGCCGGTTTGCCCGGGTATCTGGTTACGAAGCGTGATCAGAGGCTTCGAGCCAGGGTAGTCATTATCCATGAACCGGTCCCACTCGAAGCTCGTAAACAGGAGATACTCATCAGGCTCCTTGTCAAGCATGATCTCCTTGAGCCTTGACATAAGATCAGAGGGCTTCCAGTTGCCGTCTGGCGCGGAGAACTTGATAAGCGGATTCATGGTAAAGACTCCAGTACTGCTGCCACTCGGGCAAACACCGAAGCGGCTGCCTGACGAATAGAGGGTTCAAGCCTGGCAGTATAGGTATGAGGGAGCAACGGTGTCATCTCATCACTCATCGCCTGCCTCAAGTGGGGTAGCACGGTATCCGCCAGCTTCTCCTTGCGCGCCAGGATCATGGTTTGTAAGAGCATTCCCCAGGTGGTCATACGGGTGTCACTAGCCAGCACAGAGTGCTGACGGTAGAGCGCGGCCAGCTGCGCCTTGTGTCTCCGCTTGTCCAGGTCGGTTTCCAGCCTCCAGGCTTTCAGGAAGGGGCCGTACAGAGGATCAGCTGGCGCAGCAGGAGGCTTCTCAGGCGTGTCTGATCTTGCTGGGACATCCGATCTGGTGGATGACCCTGAATCCCTAACGGTAACCGTACACAGGGCGGGATCGCTAGGTACATCCCCAAGGGCGGTATAGGCAAGGATGCGGTACACTCCAGGTACTGCTGCACAGAAGATGCAGGAGTTATCGAGGTAGGGTAGTACATCGGCAGAGTCCTCCATGGACACCCACTTGATGACCCTTCCGTTCGTCTGTGCCTTGATCAGGGTGAGCCTGCCTGGTCTGGCCTCTATCTTAGCCGGCAGAGTCACAGCAGGTGAGACAACCAGTGGAGGAGGATCGGATGATACCGGAGCTCCAAAGATCACATAGGCACAAAACGCGATCCACCCCATATTGAACAGTCTCAGATTCCACCCCATATTACCACCACCAGTTGAGGGTTCTACCAACAAGGTAGACACCTATCCAACCTGACAACACCAGAAGGATGATACCCCAGAGCCGCCTGATATCCTTCTCTTCCTGTTCCACCTGGCGCCTCTTCATCAGGGCCCTCGGGTCTTCGCCTTGAATAGACTAGCGGCTCGCAACTCCGTAATGTAGAACCCAGACACTGAGTTCCAATAGGTTAGAGTGAGCATCCAGTCAGGGTTGGGATTCACCGGAGATGGTTGAACAGGCTGCGTCACGGCGCACACCAGCGAAGTAGGGCCCTCATCCGTCCTCAGCTCAACCAGATCGCCCGGTGCGAACGGTGCTGAAGGAGGTACTGGTCCTATCGCCTGATCGACCCACGGCGGCTGTGGAGACTGCGGCGGACCAGAGCGGCTAGACAGACCGGGTTTCCTACGAGTCGTCCTCTTGCGTTTCTTGTCCGGCATTTTTCTTCCTCCTTCCCCTTGAAGATAGAGGATTCCCCGTGATCTTTATCCAGCCGGCGCACCAGAATCCCGCCTCAGTAACCGGCACGATGTTCAGAGACAGGATGTACTGGCCCCCTCCCTTTAGGAGATTAGCTTGACCGGCTTCCGGATGATGACGGCACTCACCATAGGTGCCAGGCTGAACAACCACGGCGCCGTGGGCAGCCGCTTCCAGATTCGCCGTGAAGGTAGTTTGACACCATGCTCTACAGTTTGAACACGACTGGTCAGAGGGTTTAGCCATGACTAACCGCCTTCCCCCTGAGCCTCAACGGCGCGCTCAGGATTGAGAGCCTGATGAACCTGCCTGAATGGCAGGGTTCGAGCAGACTTCTCCCGGGCATGGTCAATGAGGAACTCCGACAGCGCTTCGGAGTTGTCACCTCGGATGGGCTTGAAAATGATTGCGATGATGAGGAGCAGCGTCAAGGCAGAATTGAGTGCCATGACAACCAGGACCTCAGAAGAAAGGCCAATCTGAACATGCATGATCGCTCCTTAGGACTAGTAAGAGTGCGACAGGTGAATCTGCATGCCACTGTGGCGGCTTCAGTGGGTGTGCTGGCAGAGCCACGGTTCAGCCGTTCCTGGCCTAGTCGCACTCACGGGGAAAGTCCTGTACCGCTGCATGGGCGAGAAGGCGATTAGTGCGTATCGGCATATCCGTGAAAAATGCCGCAGTTGCCGTAGAAGTCTGCACGGAGCTGCGGGACCTGGATGGCCAGGATCTTGAACTTGATTTGCATACCTCCCTTCTCTTCCCACTGAACGGTTGTGATGTCCATGCCGTTGACCGCCCGACACACATCCGCAGTCATCTGGACCAGGAGCAGGGTGTAGCGGTGGAGCGTGGCATCGTAGTCAATGTCACGACCGCCGCTGGCCGTCCCGCTTGGAGCCGTGCCAAACAGGAAGTCAAGACGTTTGACATCGGAGATCCCCTCGATGGCCCGGAGGCGGTCTCGAAGAGTCTGGTAGGCGATACCCGCCGTGGCGGTCAGGATATAATCCTGGTCCATGTACTGATCCCAGTCATTGCTGTGGTAGAGCATGAAGGGACCGTAGAAGCGGTTGAGATACAGCTGATCTCGAGCGGCCAGGACGTCCTTGATCGTATCGAGCGGAACCCAGCCCGTCGTGCTGCGGCCGTTGCCAGCCGGACCGTACAGTAGGACGTTCGTCAGCCGCTGCGGGAAGTTCAGGTAGCCATAGACGCTTGGAGTGCGCCCATAGCCACCGACCTGAGTGCTGGCGCCACCATAGGTAACGCCGGTTGAGACGCCGATGAGGGTCTTCTCAATGAGCTCCGCAACACGGCGACCACAGGCTTCACCCATTGTCATGTCGAGCGGGGTGCCGGTGTTCCGAGAGATGGCCAGCCGGCGGGCGCTGAACTGGAAGTCTGAGTGGGTGATCGGCAGCGGCAGCCCTTCCAGCTGAAACTTTAGAGCATCACCCCGGCCGTCGGCCAGACCGTCCATGTCCACCACCGCCTCACCGGGGTCTGACATGGTTTCATGTTCCAGAATCATTTTGGCCATGCCATTGAAACCACCAAAGCTGTTGGCCGCTGCCAGGTCAGCCCAGGCGCGCATACGGAGACGAGCCGCCCGCAGGACGACGCGGTCCAGTTCGATCCACTCTTCCTTGCGGAGCGTGGTGGCGTTGAAGACGGGACTGTTGATGCCCCTCTCCTGGAGGTCCCGGATCAGCACCTTGCGGCGCTCCGGAACATAGTTCTTGGTATCGTGGTTGTAGACCATGCGCCCCGTATTGATGGTAACGCACGGCCGACCCCGCAATGGGCTGTTGGGGTTCGTCTCAATGTAAGGGCGCAGCATTCCGGGATCATACCGGACTTCGCTGAGCATCCCACCGACCGGGCCATTGGCAACCAGACCGCCAGCGGGACCCTGACTAATGAAGTCTTGAACGAACAAGGTTGACTCCTCTCATTGGTTTGCGTCTTGAACTCTGTTGTCCGGCCCCACTGCCTACTCGACTGGTTTGCGAGGCCAGCCGCTAGGATGCTGTCTGGTAGCCTGGTCCCGTTGAGGAACAAGGCCGATGTTTTGGCTGGATACTGCCAGAGTCCCCCTAACCCCGGCGCGCTGCCAGCCCAGCGCCTCTCCTAGCCCTAAGAGAGTTTAGAGGGGCAGATAGAAGAAAGTTGCCGGACTCTTGCCCCGGACCATGCGCGAACAGGGCACCGCTGCCGGCATGCGGACCCCCGAGTGCCGATCGGGGATACACGACCTCGGTGGCCAACCAGAGGTTAGTGACCTGTACAGACGGCCCATGCCAGGGTGTCCGCCATGGGCGCCGGGATGGTCTCCATGAGGCGGAACGGCTCGCTTTGCGGGCTGCCAGTCGTGGCAATGAACTTGCCGCTGCCGGTCTCGGCAATGACCGTCTCGCCCATGCTGTGAACATCGCCGGTGCCAGCGATATCCTTGAGCAGGATGTTCATCTCGTCGCCTTCCTCCGGGACATACATGAAGCCCCGACTCCCGGATACATAGGCGACACCCGGCACGAAGCCCTGAAGGGGGTCATCGAGCAAGATGTAGATCGTGCGCCGCTGGCCATTGGTGCCGGGTTGAAACACCTGATAAGTGAAGCGCCCACCCTGCGGAGCGGTGCCGGCCAGGACCTCCATCATGGTGCCCGGCTTGGGAGTCCCGCTAATGATCCCCTCGACGTACTTGCCTTTGGGGTCAGCGGAGACAATAATCTGCGTTCCTCTCATGTTGATTCTCCTCTCCTCTGCTGAGTATGAATTCTCCAAGTAAATGAGGGAGTGGCAGCGCCTTCTCCCTGAGAGTCTTCTGTCCAGCAAGAAGACTCCCTCCTCTTCCTACTGCCACTCCCCCAAGCTCAGTGCTCTGTTGGATCAAGCCGTCCTGGATATCGTTTTCTTGTTGGTAGTGGCGGCTGCCGCCTCGTCCTTGAAGTTCAACGTGGGGATATCCAGAGTGTCGCTGGCATCGCGGTTGTTGCTTCCAGCGTTGAAGATCGGACCACCGGCTGCACCCAGATAGAGAGCATCCGGAGGACCTTCCGAATCAACCACACTGGCGATCTGGTTGACCACCGGAGGTTGGGTAGCCAGCAGCGCCTGGAGCTGGTTGTTCGTCATGCGCCGGTAGATGGCCAGTGCCGTCCGGCGGGCCTCCGGGTCCAGCGCGTTGGAGACCAGCCGCCGGAGCAGGTTGTTGCGGACTGCTTGCCGGCGCCGCAGACCCTCGTGGATCACCTCCTGGATCTCGGGGGGTGCCTGAGCGATGTAGGCATTCGCGCTCATCTTGGATGGCTTGATATCGACCTCATCCGGGTCGAGGTCATCCTCATCGTCCTTGTAGCCGTCGGCGCTGCCCTTGTCATAGCCCCCGGTTTGCATGGTGCCGGTCTTGCCGATGACGTCTGCATTGCTGCC